ACTCCTGCTGGCGGTGGTGGGGGTTCGGGCACAGTTACCACGGTTTCGGTTGTATCTGCTAATGGATTGGCTGGGACGGTAGCCAACGCCACTACAACGCCCGCCATTACGCTCTCTACAAGTATTACGGGCGTTCTAAAGGGCAACGGCACCGCGATTAGTGCAGCAACGGCAAACACTGATTATCAGTCACCAATCACGCTAACAACGACTGGGACGAGCGGTGCCGCCACATTCAACGGGACTACGCTTAACATTCCGCAATACACGGGTGGTGGGGGTGGCTCTGGTACGGTTACAAGCGTCGGCTGGACTGGTGGCATTGTTTCAGTTGCCAACCCAACCACAACCCCAGCGTTCACGATTGCAGGAACTTCTGGCGGCGTCCCGTACTTCTCCAATGGCACCACTTGGGCATCTTCCGCTGCACTTGCATCTAACTCTTTGGTTGTCGGTGGTGGCGCTGGCGCAGCTCCTTCAACGGTTACGACTGGGACTGGAGTTGTTACTGCGCTTGGTGTTAACACGGGTTCTGCTGGCGCATTTGTTGTTAACGGTGGGGCGCTTGGAACGCCAAGTTCGGGAACACTAACAAGTGCTACTGGGTTGCCTTTAACGACTGGTGTTACAGGGATTCTTCCAGTTGCAAACGGCGGTACTAACGCAAGCGCAGCAGGTATTTCTGCGTTCAACAACATCACGGGCTATACGGCATCCGGCGCTACGGGGACAACCAGCACTAACTTGGTGTTTTCAACAACGCCAACGCTGACCAATCCGACGGTTACGAACTATGTTGAGACGCTGTATTCGGCTAATACAAGTACGGCAATCACTGTGGACTTGGCAAACGGCACGGTTCAGAACCTGACATTGACCGCTAGCGCAACAATCACAATGCCTACTGCTGTGGCGGGCAAGTCGTTCATCATTATTCTTACGCAAAACGGCGGGTTTACCGTAACTTGGTCTACTGTGTCTTGGCCTTCCGCCACGCCTCCTACACTTACTGCCACTGCCGCTAGGAAAGACATTTTCTCGTTTTTCTCTAACGGCACAAGCTGGTTCGGAACCACTATCGGACAGAACTACACATAATGTTTGCTGCATCTAAATCAGGAAGAGCTAGCGGCGGTGGCCCAGCCCCCACAACTGACCCCTCGTTTGCCTATGTCCCGTTGCTGTTGAATACAACCAGCACGAATGGGCAGCAGAACAACACGTTCTTAGATTCTGGCACTGCTAACGGAGGAGTTGGGTTCACCATCACCCGCAGCGGCACGCCGACGCAGGGTTCAATCACTCCGTATTGGCCGAATGGGCAGTGGAGTAATTATTTTAATGGTAGCAGTACGTTAAACCTTGCCACAAACGCTATTCCTGCATCCGGTGCGTTTACTTTTGAAACTTTTGTTTATGTGACTGGAACAGCGGCGAGTCAGGTTATCGCTGCTCAATACCCTAACGGAACTGCCTCTGGTAGATTTCAAATATTATGGAATGACACTGCAAATAAATTTACTGTTATTCTTGGAAGCGGCTCTGTTTTTGTGTCTGATGCAACTTATTCAGCCAACACATGGCTTTATTTGGTTGTTCAGCGTGATGCCTCAAACGTCTGGTCAATGTACGTCAACGGCACTTGCAATACCGCAACAGCCTCAAACGCGACCGCAATTGACACAGCTGTAACTTACATCGGCAACCGAAACACTGGCGGAACTCCATACACCGGCTACATTTCTAATTTGCGAGTTGTTACTTCCGCTCTGTACTCTGGCTCAACAATCAGCGTTCCAACGACGCCGTTTAGCGTAAGCACTACAAACCAAGTGCTTTTGACCTGTTACAGCAATAGGTTCATTGACGCCAATACCGCTACAACAGCAAAAGTTATTACAGTAACCGGCACCCCCACCGTTCAAGCATTCCAGCCGTTCTCCCCAACGGCATCGTACACCACTGCGCTATATGGTGGGAGCGGGTACTTTAATGGTAGTACGGATAATTTAAGCGCAGTAAGTAGTGCGGCATTTGGATTTGGCATTAACGACTTTACAATTGACTTGTGGGTATACGTAACAAATATATCAAACGCGATGTCGTTGGTAGATTTGCGAAATGGGACTGAAATTACAACAAACCCGCTTCTTTATATGGCAATTGGCGGGGCAATAAGTTGGCTTGTCAACGGCGCAGTTCAAATAGCCAGCGCAGCAATAACTGCAAATTCTTGGGTTCATATTGCCGTTTCGCGCTCTTCAGCATCCACAAAGTTATTTATAAACGGCAAGCAAGCTGGAAGCACTTACAGCGACATTAACAACTATGGGCAGTCATCTGCATTTATTGGACGAGGTTCTGTAGCTGCTACTTTATATGTAAACGGGTATCTTTCTAACGTCCGTCTTGTCAAAGGCACGGGGGTTTACACCGGAGACTTCACCCCACCAACGCTCGCACCGCTAACAACCGAAGGCTCAACCAGCGCAGCAAGCTACCCAAGCACCACAAACGTCAATACAAGTTTTGCGTCTTCTAGCACCAGTCTCCTGCTCAACATGACCAACGCAGGAATCTACGACGCCGCCGCGCAGAACAATTTAATTACGGTCGGTGATGCTCAGGTTAGTATCGCTCAGGCTCAGTTCCCGCCGACAAGCATGAAGTTTGACCCCACAACGGGGTTAGCAACAGATTCTTTGACGGCTATTGATGGTCCTCAGCTTCAGCTTGGCACCGGTGATTTTACAATTGACGGATGGGTTTATTTGTCTGCGGTCGGTGTTGCCTACGGAATCATAAGCAAAGGCACGGCAACAACTGGTTGGTCTGTAAACGTAACCGTTTTGAACAAACTGCAATTTAGTTACACTGCATCTGTTCTTACTGGGGCAACATCTTTAGCCATTGGTACTTGGTATTATTTTGCGGTTGTAAGATCTGGAAGTGCAACAGGAAACTTAAAAATTTATCTTAACGGGACGGCAGATGCCACTAGCGGCGTCGCTGTCACGGACAATTTTAATCAAACAAATATTTTGTATGTTGGCGCGGATCGAATCGGGAGCAGTGTTTTGAATGGTTATCTAGAAGAAATCAGAATTACTAAAGCCGCCCGTACCATTACTCCGCCGCCGCCTTCCGCAGCATTCCCAACGAGGTAACCATGCAAATTGCTAACCAAGACCTCATCATTAAAGACCACACTGAGTGGTTCCCCAACACCTCCTTCGGTGAGCGTGGGCCGTCTGTGGATTGGATCAAGTCCGAGGGCTATTATGTCATTACGGTGTGGAAACCCTACGACCACGCAACAGAGAAGCTAGTATCTGCTGCTCCTCATCTGTATGACGGGATGTGCTGCTTGGTTGACGTAGAGCCACTTACCCAAGAGGAGCTTGACCAGCGCGTAGTAACACAGTGGCAAGTGATCCGTACCCAGCGCAACCAGATGCTCAAAGACACTGACTGGACTCAGGTGGCTGATGCTCCGGTTGACAAAACCACATGGGCAGTGTACCGTCAGGCATTGCGCGATATTACCCAACAGCCTGACCCGTTTAATATTACGTGGCCCGAACAAAATGGCTAAATCACCTGCATGGCAGAGAAAAGAAGGCAAGGCAGAGAGCGGGGGTCTGAACGCGAAGGGACGCGCATCCGCGAAATCACAAGGGATGAACTTAAAGCCCCCCGCCCCGAAACCAAAAACGACCGAAGACGCAGGGAGAAAGAAGAGCTTCTGTGCCAGATCGGCTGGCCAAGCGAAGATGTTTCCTTCTGCCGCGAAGGACCCCGAAAGCCGTTTGAATAAGGCGAGGCGAAAATGGGCATGCTGACTTGTACTCGGTGTAAAGTTGAAAAACCCGCAACGCCAGAAGCGTTCCCATTGCACAACGGAAAAAAGAACGGCCTAGATAGTTGGTGCCGTGCATGTCGGGCAACATACAGAAGTGAAAATTGTCGCGGTCGGCACAGGGATGTTATTTCCAACGAAGATTTGATCAGCTTAAAAACTACCACAACACAATGCGTAATTTGTGGTAGCGAAGAAAAACTTGTTGTGGATCACGATCACGTAACTGGGCAAGTTCGTGGTATGTTATGTAACCATTGCAACCGGGGGCTAGGTCATTTTCGTGATGATCCACTGCTGCTTGAATTTGCAGCGCAGTACCTGCTTGCAAACGCTGACGCCCCTGAGTGGAAAGAGTACTTGGCAGTTAACGGGTGATGGTCATGGAACATACTATTTGGAACGCAGTTCTTTCGGTAGGCGTTAGTGTTGTTGGGTTCTTCCTCAAGAGCATGTATGACGAGGTAAAACGCCTTCAAGTGCTGATTAACAAGACCCGCGAAGAAGTTGCCAAAGATTATGTGACCAAGACACAATTGGACGCGGACATCAACCGCATCTTTGACCGGCTTGACCGGCTTGAAGCTAAGATCGACCGACTGGTAGAGAAGCATGCCTAGTCACAGTTCCAAGCAACACAATTTCATGGAGGCTGTAGCCCACAGCCCCGCCTTTGCCAAGAAAGTTGGCGTCCCTCAGTCCGTGGGCAAGGACTTTTCAGCGGCTGACAAGGGTCGTAAATTTTCAAAAGGTGGTGAAATGGCTGAATCCAAGAAGATGGTTGGCAAAGAAGTGGCCTTCATGAAGAAGAAGGGTGCTCCTGCCGCTATGATCAAGCATGAGAAAGCTGAGATGATGGGCATGAAGAAGGGCGGGTCTGCTTCTTCGCGTGCGGACGGTGTTGCCAAGAAAGGCATGACCAAGGGTAAAATGCTTAAAAAAGGCGGAGCTTGTTAATCATGAATGACTACGCAAAGAAACCCGGACAAACAGATATCTACACTGCTGATATGGGCAATCCCCCTATCGCTGACGAAGGCCCAACCAAACCAATCAAGAAGCCAAAGAAGATGGCAGGCGGTGGTTCAGCTTCTTCACGTGCTGATGGTTGCGCTACTAAAGGTAAAACCAAAGGTCGCATGGTCAGCATGCGCGGTGGCGGTAGTTGTTAAAATGAGA